TGCACGGGTCGCGTCGGGCATGGTGTTAGCCGCCTTTTTGCAGCCGTCGACAAGGTGACGCAGTTCGCCAGGCTTGAAGAGGCCGGGCATGAATCAGGAGGTGGTGCGGGTGAGGTCGCCCGAGCGGGGCCAGGTCACTGACGTGGTGGCGAGATCGCCGACCTTGCCCTTGACGCCAGCGCCGGTGGCGGTGACCAGGTACGAACCGGAGTACAGCGGGTTCGTGGCCGACACGGCAGACGAGGTGGCCTTGACGGTCACGGTGACGAGGCTGCCTCGAGCACTCCAAAGTGTGGAGTCGACTTTCCCGGCCGCGTAGTCCTGCTGAAATTCGATGGTGATGCCACCGTCCTTGAGGCCACCGATGCGGGTGTGGGTTCCTGAGGAACCGAAGTTCGTGGTGTCGATGTCAGCAGTGCTGTCGTCGATTGTCACCGAGGTGACGTGATCGCTGAGGTCCACTGAATTGACGACAATGGTCGGGCTGGTGATGACGAATGCGGCCACAGTGGCCTCCTTGGTACGCGAAGAAACCGCCCGTAGGCGGTCTCAGTTGGATTGGATGTGGCGGATTACTGGATGGCTGCGAACGCTGCGAAGCTGACCGAGCCGGTGGTGCCTCCAAGAGTCGCCACGACTCTCCAGTAGGCGTTGGTCGTCGCCGTTGTGGACGAACCGAAGCTCGAGCCAACAGCCGACATGGAGCTGAGGGTGACCCTGTCAGTCGGCGAGGAGAAGCCACTGGCTGCGGCCGACTGAAGCTTGAAGGTCACGGTGCGATCACCGGACACGGAGAACACATGGACGCCGAGATAGACGCTGGCCGGTGAGGTCTGCGCACCCATGTTGACCACTGAGCCGTTCGTGGTCGCCGAGATCGAAGCCTTAGGGGCAAGCACCATGGCCTGTAGAACACCTTCGGGCTGTGCGCCTGAAAGTGTGGCGTTGATCTTGGCGGCGTCGCCGACCTTCATGGGGTTCGAGATGGTCTTCAGCATTGCTCGAGCGGCATAGCCACGATCGCCGGCGGTGACTGTGCCGCCGGTCGGGAACGCAACAGCGCAGACCAGCTCGACGACACCGCCACGGTCAGCGAAAAACGCCGGCTCCGAGATTGAGGTGTCCAAAAATGTCATCAGCGAGATGTTGGAGTCCTCAAGGCCACCGATGCGCTGGTGGGTTCCGCCAGCACCGAAGGTGGTGACATCCACATCAGCGGTCATGACTTCGATGGACAGTTCGTTGGCGACCGAGGTGAGGTCGTAGCCACCGAACCAGATGTTGCAATCTTTCAGAACCGGCATTGGTGCTCCTAGCGGGCGTAGACCGTGACATCGAAAGAGCCGCCCCAGTACTGCAAGGAGGCAACCTCTTCGGCATTCAACGGGCGGAAGTCGGTGACAATGAGTGACTCGGCGAAACCGTTGAGGGTGGTGTCATCTTCGATGGCTGCTCGAATGGAGCGAGTCCCAACCGGGTCTGCGAACTCATCGAGGTTGTGGGCTGCTTCGTCCAGTAGCCCCTGGGCGACGAGGACCATGATGCGGAAGCTGTACTGCTTCAACGCACCCTCAGCAGCAAAACTTGCGTGATAGGTGATCGAAGGTGTGACAACCACAGCAGCCGGTGGCGTGATCGAGCCGGGCTCGGCGCCGTACACCTGCAAACCTTGAATGGTCGAGAGCCGGTCAACGAGGCCAGCGCGCAGCTGGGCAATCGTGGCCATCAGGCCATACCAAGGATCGAGTCGCCAGTGCGATACGGGCGCAGCAATGAAACAGCCTGCGGGGACATCCGACCGATACGGACCGCACCCATTTCGCCGAAACCGGCAACACCGAACGGTGCTTCACGAAGTTTGAAGATCTCACCGGCCATGATGAGGCACGCTTGGCGGATCGCTTCGGGCACAGCAGTCCAGCCCCATTTGGCGGTGACCTGAATGGTTGGTGTCTGCGTGTTCATCGGCAGGATCGGCTTGTTGAACCGAAGCCGCCAGGTGGGCAGACCATCGAGGCCATCAGCGATGCCGTTGAGCGGTTCCACTTGGTAATCGGTGGACACGGTGTAGGTCTTGTCGTAGGTGCCGTCATCGGCGCTTGAGGCTTTCACCGAGGTGATTGACCAGGCGTCATCGATGAGAACAACTCGGGTGTCTTTGGAGTAATAGACCCGAGCGGTGGCGGTGCTGTCAGCCCAGAATCGGCGGGCGCAGTAGGCGTCAATCTGGCGTGATGCCGTGGTGATGGCATGGGCAAGATCGTCGCCGTAGGTCACTGCGTTGACGGTCATGTAGCCGGCGAGATCAGCCGTGGTGGCGTAGCCGTTGGTCACTGAGACGGTCATAGCCCTTGTCCTTTCCACGGATTGAAGAGAAGCGAAAGCGCCACAAGTGGCAGCGCCCATGAGGGCAGACCGTCCACGCAGCGCAGAGCAAGCACAGGAGCTGCCCATTGGTAGAGCCGCACCGAGTCGGTGGCGGCGACGAGCTGCCCGTAGGCGAAAACGATGGCCACCTCGAGGCGAGCGTCAAGGAACGCAACAGCGGCAACGAGTCCACCCCAGGGGGTGATCATCGTGCCAGCGTCAGCCCACAAGCCCCGGTGGTACTTCCTCGAGGCTTGAACAGGGTGGGCGATGATCCATGCGTTCTCAGCATCAAGAACGTCGGGGCCTTGGCGCATCAACCAGCGAACAGCGACCGGCACCAGTCCGATCAGCAGCCATGGTTGCCAGGCGTACACGGCAGACCACATAGGTGCAGTCTCTCGAACACAACCAGCAATCAGCACCAGGGCGATCGCTGCCGGCCAACAGATCGGCCACAGGACCGCAGCTGCGAGAGCGAGCGCCATGGCTGGTGCGTCAACGAGCACAGGGTGGCGCCAGTTGAACCAGATGCCCGGCAGGGCGATCACTGCAACCATCCACACGCTGTGGGCGTAGACGGCGGTGAGTGCGCCTATGGCGAGAACTGAGAAGCGGGTGACGTATTGCCAGCGGCGGCTGTCAGCGCCCAGCAGACGGGGCAGCAGCCAGCGCAGGTGGAACGGGCGGGCGACACGCTGCGAAGCAGCTGCAAAATAGCGGACACCGTCAGGAGTGAGGCTCATCGCATCGAACCTCGCAGGATTCGATACATATCCTCGGTGAGCGTGTAGTTGATGCCCTTGACGTGACCGATGCGGCAACCGGTATGGACATGGATCGGGAAGCCTGCGGCTTTGATGCGCTCGCAGAACGTCAGATCCTCGCCAACCCAACCATCAACACCGACAGCGGGATGCTCTGCGAACCACGACCAGCGCCCAAGACCGACGGTGGTGCGGATCTTCTCAAGCACCGAACGGTGCACCAGGAGGAACGCTGCGCCGGTGGCGTCGCATTCGACGAGCTGGCCGACGGGGTAATCCCAGCGGGGCAGATAGCCGCCGTTGCCGTCAGCGTTGAACACGGTGGGGACCAGCCCGGCGAACGGGCCGACCTCGCCTGATTGACCGAAGCACAACCCACCAACGACCGGAGCACGATCGACGTGGGCGGCGTCGCAGATGATGTCGAACGCTGCGTTGTCGAACATCATGTCGGAATCGATCAGCAGCAGCCAGTCATCCTTGGTGGCAAGGAACTGGTCGACGGTTTGGTTGCGGCCACGGCAGATTGCACCGCCGGAGCGGACAACGATGCGGCCGGAGATCTTGTTGGTGCGAAGCCGACACAGGTCAGCGATCGACACAGCGAAATCTGAAGTGACCATGCCGGGATCTAGCCAAGCGATGGTGACACGACCTTTGATGGCCATGAGAGCTCCTTGAGGGTGTGAGGGTGAGGGTGTGGTGATCGGCGGCGACCCTCAGCGCCACCGACCACCACGAACTACGAACTACTGATCGGAAGATCAGTAACCGCTGGGAGCCGCGAATCCGGTGCCGGAGCAAACCGAGAACGCTGTGCTGTAGCGGCGGGAGGTGAATGCCGAGTAGTTGTAAACCTGAAGACGAACCTGAAGCGTGTTCGCATCGGTCTCGAACAGGACACGGCTGCGGGCCGGACCTTCGAACAGCGCAAGGTCGCTGAAGCGGCCCACGATGACTCGGGTCTGGTTGGTGCTGTAGGTCGAGCCGATGTTCGGGTCGAGGTACACCGGCACGCCGGCGATGGTTCCCACAAGGGACTCGGCCTGCGTGTCGGACATGACGCCAGCGGCGTTGTACGGAGCGCCACCGGTGGGCACCACGAACGGACGGCCGTTGGAGTCAACCTGGCTGACCAGCCAGTACCACATCGACGGGTTCATCACGACGGAGTCGGCCGGCAGGTACCGGTTCTTGGCGACGTTCGAGATGCCCTGAGCGATGGCGGCGTAAACGCCGGCAGCGGTCGGGGTCGTAGCGGTGTAGGTGATGCTGGTCACGCTGGTGTTGGTCAAAATCCCTTCGTGGGCTCCGCTGCTACCGGCGCCGGCGATGACAGCCGAACCGATTGCCGTGGCGTGAGCCGCGATGAGATCGGCGAACACAACCTGGTCGAAGTTGATCGGGCTCTGCTCGAGGAGCTGAAGCGCGAAGACCTGCTGGCCGGCGTAGGTGTTCACCGGGGCAGTGACCGTGGAGGTGGTCATGTCGGTGTTCGACGCAGCAGCGTTGTCGACCTGAGCGCCAACCGATGCGCCACCCGAAATCTTCGGGAGGTTGATCGAGTCGGTGCCGGCGGGCAGCTCGTACTTCGAAGCAAGATCGGCGGTCACACGACCGGCGCGAGCGAGCTTGATGTACTGGTTGAGAAGCCACAACGGAGGAACGAACTCGCCGCCCTGACCGTCGGTGCGGCTCATGTTGGTACGGGACTCGATGGCCATCTCGTCAGCGTGACGCTGAAGACGGCTGCGGGCCTCGGTGTCGAAACGACCGGGAGCCGAAGCGAGAGCGAGATCCTTGAAGTAGGAAGCCTCGCCGCCCTGGCGGTAGGTCAGTTCGTTGGACTTGACGCTGATGCGCGCCTCGGTTGCGTCGGTGGGGACGCTGATCTGCGCTGCCTCAGCACGCGCTTCATTGTCTGCAGTCACGAATGACTCCATTTCTTGGATGCGAGCACGGAGCTCGGTGGTCTCTTCGTCGATCTCGGAGATGCGTGAGCGCTTCTCGGAGAACTCCACGACCTCGAGCTCGTTGAGCTCGGACCGTTCCTCGGCGGCGGGGACTGCCAGAAGTGCTTCGATCTCCGAAGCAACAGCAGATCGCTCGTCAAGGCGCGCCTTGAGCTGGGCGCGCAGCTTGTCCAGAAACTCCATTGGAGTCTCCTTTCAGTTGACGGATTGGGAGCCCAGGTGCGTTATCGGGTGCAGGCCAAGGTGCCCAGAGCTACCGGGCGGCGTTGACTGCGGCGCGAAGCGCGGCGTGGGATAGTGCGATGCCGCTAGGCGGCAGGGGTGCTGATCGTGGCGAACTCCGCCAGCGCGTCAGCGAGCGAAACGGACCGGGCCATTGCCGGGTACATCTCGGTCATCTCTTCGGAGTCGCCAGTGGCGTCTTCGCATTCGTCGACTTCTTCCCACCAGTCAAGAGCGCACAACACACCGACAAGCGCACGAAGCGACTGAGCGGCTGGTGAGCCTGACTCAAGCTCGGCGGCTTCGCCGGCGATCAGCTGTGCGAGCAGCTGGCGGATCTGGTCAACGATCGTGTCCTCAGCAGCTTCGGCCTCGGGGTCAAGGTCGCGCGCTTCGGTGTTCGGGTGAGCGGCGTTCATCTGTGCCACGGTGGCCTCGCTTGCTGGGTAGGTGACGAGTGAGGCGTCGTACAAGGCGACCTCGGTGATTCGTCGTTCGGTGTAGTCGTCGTTCCATTCCTGCCGAGTGACTCTGAACGCAAAACTCATTTGGTCACAGTCACCACGAAGCACAGCGGAACGAACCGACTGCGCATAGGGGCTTTCGGGATCAAGGTCGGCGTCGACCATCATCCCCATGTCATCGGAGACCAGGCGCATGGTTCCGCTTGCCGTGCGGGCAAGGGCGATGCCGCCGTGGTCGTACAGGAGCCGAACATCGGCGCCGTCCTTGATGGACTTGGCAGTTGCTCCTCGAGCAACGGTTTCCATCCAGCCGCCGGCCTCGGGGCCGCCAGCGATCGGGTAGGGAACGTCGTAGACGGTGGCGTAGCCACGCAACTTGAACTCGCCCTCGGTCGGTGCGGTGATTGTCGGCGAAGCGGCAAGCACTCGAACCTCAACGGGCACCTTGCCCTTGCGGGTGGTGCGTTGGTCGGTGATCTTGGCGCGCTGTTCGTCGCTAAGACGAGCCAGCACAACCTCGGGAAGGGAATCAGACGGCATTGATTGGCTCCGTCGTATCGGGTGCGGTCGGAACTTCCAGCGGCTCGGTCGCATCAATCTTCGACGCATACGGAGGCCACAGGTACTGGGCGCCGTCGTTGTTCGGCAGCGGCGGCAGATTGTCCTCGGCACGGATCTCGTCAACCGAGCGGACACCCATGCGCAGGCGCGCCGTTTGAATGTCAACTCGAGTGCGAGCATCGGTGCGCAGCAGCTCGTCGGTGTTGGCTCGCACCTGGACGGTGGAGCGCAGCAGCGCCGACAGCGCGTGCTCAAGGCGTGCGATCCACGGTCGGCCAGCAAGCACCAGCAGGTGCAGCATCCGTGACTCGACGTTGGAATATGTCATGGATGAGCCGGAGTCGGCGCCGATCATCTCGGGCGGCACGCCGTAGATGCGGGCGATCTGAGTGGCGGTGAACTTCATGGTCTCAAGGAACTGAGACTCGTTCGCCGGGACGCTGACGGGTGCATAATCAAGGCCGGCGCCGAGCACAGCGACCCCACGGTTGCCGTGCATGGCTTCGTTCCAGCGCTGCTTCATGGCGTCGGCCTGTTCGCCGGTCAGCTGCTGATCGGTGGACAGCACCGCAGACGGTGTTGCGTTGTCGCCGAACCACTTGGCGCCGAAGCGTTCAGCGCCGAGCGAAATGCCCAGCTGCTGGCGTGCGTAGTCGATCGGGGACAGGCCAACGGGCGTGCCGGGCACTGTGTAGGCGGGAATGTGCAGCAGTGAGCCGCCTGCCTGCCACAGTTTTGTGCGTTCGCCGAGCACTCGATACTCGAACGGGCCGAGCGGGCCGAGGCGGACAACCGACACATAGTCGGGGTGGATCAGTTGAATCTGAGTGGGTTCGCCGAACGCTCCGACCTGCTTGATGAGCCCGTAGGCGTTGCCTCGAAGCAGAAGGGAGCGCATCATCTGACCGCGCCAGTCGGCAGCAGTCAGAGCTGGCTCGTTGGAAGGCGAGACCAGCAGCGGGTGATCGGCGATCATTGACTCGGTGCCGTCGGGGTTCTGACGGAAAGCGTGCCAGGGCAGTGGTGCCACGATGTCGGTGAGGAGGTTGACGCAGCCCCAGACCGAAGCGATGCGCATGGCGGAGTCGGTGTTGACCGTTTCGCCAGCGTCGGTTGGGTAGTAGAAGCCGGGCGGAGGGATCGCTGCTTGTGACAGCAGTACGTCTCCACCGCTTGAGCGACGTTCGGCCGTAAGGCCACGCAGAATACTCACGAAGCCTCCGAATCAACGCCGAGCGCATAGCCGATCACCATGAGGCACAAGCCTCCAAGGATCGCTGCGGCCGGCCAGTAGATGCACGCTGCTCCTGCGACGACAGCACACATCCCGACAAGTTCAACAACAGTGGAGATGATCTGGGCACGACGGATCACAGCCACCTCCGAGGGTGAGGGTCAGAAGATCTGCGCCACCACATCCACAGGCGGAGCGGCGTTCGCATTGAATACGGCACGGTCCAAGCCGGCCACGGCGCACACGCCAAGATCAATGTGGCGGGTGCTGTTCTTGGTTTCTTTCGTGGGGCGTGCCCCTCGAGCGTCCAACTTGAGCACCATGGACTCAACATGGCGAGCCAAGCGTGGGTCGCCATCGTGAGTGAAGGTGTTGTCCAGGACTGCGTCGTAGAACAACTTCCACGCCTTGACCATTCGATCGACCGAACCCATGGGGTATTCGACCATTGGCAAGCCTTCGTCGGACAGCACCTGCATGGAACGCTGCCAGCGGTACGGGTCCATCCCGATCTCGATCACGCCGAGCGAACGGGCCGAGTCGCGCAGTGTCTGCTCAACCTCGGCGACTGGCACACGCCAGTC